ATTACTCGAACCTAACGCAACGATCGACGGACGCGATACGTCGCCGACAATATATCCCGACGGAATAGCCGCGAGAATCTGTATCACTAGCTTCTCGAGATTATCGAGAGCGCCCGCGTTATTGTTATAAGCGACGGCGGCTGAAATTGTAAAATTGACCTTTAGTTGGATCGAGCTGCTAATTAGTGTTGTTTCCAAATATGGAGTACCCGGCACGATGATCGCAGCGGGCGGAATAACCGCCTCGGGTACTGATTCATAGACCGAAGCCGTTACGCCAGCGAGAGCGGTCGCTAGTGGCGCACGAACGTCAGCCTGAATAGTCGTCATTATTGAGCCATCGTATCTACGTCAATAAATGGAGCTAATAAACCAATAACACGATTTTGAAGTGATCGACCTAGCACGAACGGGCTAGGTTGAAAATCTATTTGTGATGAAGTATTGCCCGGAGCTGTGATCGATTGAAATACCTCGACAGATACGACTAGCAACGCTGACTTTACTGGCGCTACGTTGGAATATAAATCCTCAGCTGACGAGCCATTTAGTACGGCTAAGCCAGCGGGAATCTTAGGTGTAAATATTTGATTTGGTGCGGCTGTTGCTGATGTAAAAACGTATGGCGTAATACTGTCATTGGTAACGGTAACTGTTAAATCGAACGCATTACCGCAGCCTGAAATAACTACACTTTGACCAGCTACGAAATAATTGACGCGCTGAGTAGTGTAATAAGCAACCGAATCTTTGACTTCGATACCTGTAACAGCTGATTGATAGCCAGTTAGTAAAGGCAAGATTGCGCCCTCGGCGCTAAGAATCATAAGCTCCAGATATTCGTCCGAATAAAGAGAATCGCTAACGCCTAGCACGTTACGAAGTTCCGTAGCGGTAATGATTGGCATTAGCGATCCTCTCTAGTTCGGCTCGGTCGCCTCGGGAGCGAAACGACCGATGATTTATTTAATTAGTCCTTATTGAACGCGTATGCGCCCGCTGCGATTTTGGTCGCTGTTGCGCCATAACCGTACATAAGGATTCCGATTGAACCGTCTGAAATGATGTTTGTACGCAGTTCTAGACGTTGAGATTCGTACCATGTGTAAGCGTCGCGATTGATGACGTACATTGAATCGTCTCCTGTGCCTGAAAGTGCTGTATCAACCCATAGATCGATTCCATTTACTGAACCGCGAAGTGAACGTGGCTGTGCGTTACCAGCTGCGTTTTGTGGTTGTAGTGCGTTGTAAATTGGGCGACCATCTACGTTGAATGACATGATGCGACCCCACATGGCTGGCGATACGACGATAGCGTCTGCGAATTTGAAAGTATTCGCATAAACTGAAACTGCGCCATTTGATACCCAAGTCAGCAATTCTGCCGCTGTAATATCTGTGCCGTATCCGGTTGCTGTCTTTGTCGCGCCTGTGATGATTTGTGCTGAGTTATAGGCGTTTGTTGCGCGAGCATATTGCGAAGTAAGGGTAGAAATTAATTCGCTAAAGAATAATGGATCTGATCGGTCAGCAAGTTCTACTGACATAATTTGAGAGCCTTTGAAAGACTTCACGTCCACGTCGATAAAATCTGTATGAAGCTCGACTGGTGTCACAGCTCCTAGCTCATTGACTTGTGAAACGTCTGGCAGTTGGGTTACACGAGGAATCTGAAAAACGAGTCCTGCGTCTGGTAAAACTCCCGAGCTGATTGAATCGATTGAAGCTCGTACATTGTCAGAAAGACCATTTACGACTTCGCGAAGCTGACGTGTTGGGATTAAGCCTGGGTTATCAGCTGTGCTAGTTGCTGCTGCGATAAATGCGCGTGATTGCTCATTACCGCGAGTAGCTGCGACTTTATGTAGCAAGAAAGTTGCTGGATCGACTACTGGGTTGCGTGTTGCGATGAAATTAACAGGTTTTGCGATTGACGCAGCCTGAATTGGTGCTGAAGCTTCTACCGTCTCGGCGGCAGTTGGCTCTGTGACGGTGTTTTCCACGACGTCTCCTTCTGTTGGTTGTTGTGGTTGAGCTTCTGCTTCATCATTTGATGACTCAGAATTTTCTTGTGCTGTTGTAGCTGCGACGTTTGAAACGCGAGCTGAATCAAACGCTGGATTATGAGTTAGCGCAACGCCAACGAGATCAGCCGAATTAACGACCATTGTGCCGTCCTCGTTATATCCAAAATCTTTAGCGTTTGCCTCTACTGAGAATCCGTCGCGAAGTCCATCCATGGCTTCGATCAACGCGTCTGTGCCAGCTGTTGTTTTGCTGATTTTAAAAGTCGCGTTGATAGATTTTCCATCAGGAGATAATTCCATGCTTAAAGTCTTTCCAATTTTGCGTGATGAGTCATGCTCTAAATTTAGAAAAACGTTATTTGGCTCGATTGAACCTTTTTTGAACATTACTTTTCCAGTTGACGCATTAGCGGCAGTATCAAAAGATACGATCTGTCCAGTAATTGTGCGCGATTCTGAATCGGCGGCTGTGATTGTAAACGGTGTCGTTACTTTCATTTGATCATCTCCTCGGCTTGACGTATTTCCTCTACTGTGATCGCTGGCTGTCCGGTGACAGGATCGACTATCGAACTTAGTGTCTTGTAAATATTCGCACGTTCTAAATCTGATCCGCGCAAATAATCTGATAGGTCATATTTGACTTCTTGCGAGCTTGGCACGAAGTCGGGCATAGATAAACGTTCGGATACCGAAGTCATCAGCGGAATCAGAGAGAAATCAAGCAGCGTTTGACGTTGCGTTACAGCATTTGAGTAAGTCATAGATGATCCAGTATTAGCGTCGATGTAATACGCTGGAATTCCGCAAGCTCTAGCAATTTCGGTTGCGATATATGATCTCGCAGCTGCTAACTGTAATTTCTCAGGATCAAAACCTACTGTTTGTAATTCGACGTCCGCATTTAAAAACGCTGTGCCACGATTGCGACGTGCCGCGCCCCACGACTCAAGTAGTTTTGCTATGCGATCCGCTGGAAGTGCCGTGCCGTTGCTTTTAAGTACCATTGACGGAATAGGTTCACGCGCGTACATAGCAGCGGCACGTTCTAGTTCTGCTCCGGTACGAATTGTCCGACCAGCGCGATTTAATATTCCCTCGTCGTTGCCGTTAAATACGACGAGAGACCCTAAGCCTGAGTTTGGTACTGGCGATCCGTCCACCATGTAATACTCAATCTCGGTTGCGAGTGAGTTAGTTTGAATAGTTACGCGAGTCGGTGAAACTCTTTGAACACTACGAACGCGTTGCGTATCGGCAAACAGCTCGGTTATTTGCCAGTAGCCGTATCCCCATAGTAATAAATCTTCAAGCGTCCAGACATAAGTAGCGCTACCCGGTACGCGTGGATCGGGTGTGCGAATAACGCGCGGTGTGCCGCCCTCGATCTCCATACCAGTTGAGCGATCAATTACCTCGAGTCCAATACTGGCAATACTTGAACAGATAATATTTCTAGCGCGAGCGCCCGATGGAATCGACATAAATTCCTCGCGAGTAGCTGTATTTACGCCACCGAAAAATGGAGTTAGCGAATCTATTGTGTTTACGGGTTGAATCGAAGCCGCAATATCCGCGCCTGATTGCGGCGCTACAGTTTCGACTTTAGCCGAAGCAAATAAATCACGAATACCCATGTGCGAATTGTGTCAGGCGTATAGCACTAACCCACCATAATATCGAAGTCCATCTCTGGGCGTGTCGCAAAGTGTGAAACAAGAGCTGTTGCCACCGCCGCGCAAACTGGAGCTTGACCTCGACGTCCGATCACCCAGCCAGCTTCGCCGCGTTGGAATTTGACCGCTGAAAGAATCTGAGCGGTTAACTCACCTTGGTTTCGGTGCTTTAGACGACCCGAATTTATAGCGCCTAGTAATTCGTCGCAGCTTTGCGGGTATGAGCTGTCCATGTCGAATATTGGGATACCAGCTGGACGTAATCTAGTCGCGATTGACCCAGCGGCTCTTTGGGAATACAGCAAATATTCCATTGGATATTTTCGGCAATATGGTGCGATGTCATTAGCGATAGCCCGATCGTCAAGATGTAGATCGTTGCTCCATGTATGGAGTAGCTTCACGATAAAATCCTCGCTGCCTAATTTTTGAGCTATAACTAGCGCCGCCTGTTTTCTGTCCGGTGTTACGTCGATCGCCAGCCATGATAATTTCTCAGGATCGATGTCAATATCTGGAGCAGCGCATTCTTTCCATTTCTCAGCGTCCACGACCCCGGTAATTGTCTGAACCCAGCGGCACATGACTTCGGTCATTACGACCGTCGGATCGTCATTAAGAACGGATTTAATATTACCGATGTTTATAGTGTGACCCAGCGCTGGATTGCTGTAGGTCGCATTTTCTAACGAGATAACGTCACTTGGAGATGACCATTCGAAGTACCCAATCTCGGGATCATCAGCGCCAGCAATCGAAGCCATAGCACGTTCGCGGAAATTATTTAGGATTAACGAGTCAGATTCACCCGCGTTCGAATACGCCATGACCATTGGATTCTTAGACGCCATCAAGGTATAACGCAGCGAAGCGTACGTCTCTAAATCTTTCATCATGCGAAGCTCGTCAAGATGGATAGTCTCGGGCGCTGAAATACCACGAGCAGCTGAGCCAGCCGCGCGGATCATGAATCGCGATCCTTTTTTCGTTTCGATTTCTTCCTCGCCATGACGACGGCGAATCCGTTTTACTTGTTTGCTCAAGTAATCGCTACCCTCGATTAGATTTTCGAGATGTCTAAACTGTTCAAATGACGTCGAAAGTCTATGAGCTGAGCCAATTTGAATAGGTTCATCCCAGAGAAACAACCCAGCAAGGATACGAATATTCATCAAAAAACTTTTACCATTTTGACGTGCGACGGTGACGCAATTTACAGGTGTACGCCACCTACCATCAGGTAACGTTTTGTGACTATGTTCAAGCACAAATTTTTGCCATGGCATTAGTTCTTGCTTAAGTTCAGCTGCTAAATCGATTACTTCGAAGCCTCTAGACGGTAAATCATTAAGCGGCGTATGGATTCTAGGCGTCGGTGAGCCAAATAGCGTAGCTGATTCCGGATCAAAAACCGATACGAGCCGATCTGAGACCAGTTTAACCTTGGGTTGACTATTTATGACCTGATCGTCCTTAATCATGACTTACGCTCACGTTTAAGGGAGATATACGGTCAT